AAGAGCCCTGCCTTTCTGAACAAAGTTTTCATTGTATCTTCCTACTTCACGAGCTAACGTTTGCATTGGATACATTCTTCCATTACGATTTTTAATTTCACCTTGAAGGAATACACCTTCAATATAGAGGTTCTTTTTACCGTTGCGTTCTTCAACAATAACTTCAACCTGTTCTATTTCTTCTGTAATGAGTTTCATTATTGAGCTCCTGATATTTGAACTTGTTGTGCATATAACTTCCCTGATCCAGAATCAGTTCTCGCAGCAACTGTTAAAGTTCTTCTTGCCTGAGCAGTCGTTAGAACTGCATCACCAGCGAAAAGACCTCTACTATCATGATCTATTGTTACCTTTGCTCCATATTGTGCAAAGTTAACAGTTCTTTGTTCCTGAACAGAAACAACTTTTCCAGTTGTATTAAATCCTGTCGCACCAGTTATACCAGAAACAGTTAATACATCATCAACTTTAAATGGATTACCCATTCCCTCTGATAATTCTAAAGTTGTTGATGTTCCTGTTGTGATTCCAGCAACTCCAATACAACTTACTCTACCTAAATTTAAAGTCGCAGATGTTCCAGCTGGGACAAAATAATCAGATGTCGTAGCAGTGGCAGTTGTTCCAATTGCTACATGAACATTTTGACTCACAGGAACAACTCTAAGAGTGTCAGATTGAACTGTGAATTGAACTCTTGTTGACGACGTTCCTGTAGTAAGTGTTTGTGAGTCGCCCACTGGTTGATGTGCCATTAATCTTCCTCTTCGTTTTCTAGATCATTGTCAAGTTCACCTACTGGTTCCTCTTCTGCATCTACTTCATCAACTTGAGCCTCTGGATCAATTGTTTCTCCAGTCTCATCATCAATATCGTAACCTAACATAGTGTTGGCAACGTAAGGTTTAAGAGCATCAACTCTCTCGCCAGCCTTTGCAAAAAGGGTATTTTTTATGGTGTCACTGATTTCAGACGGAGATTCATCCGCGATAATCAAATCCATTAACTCGTCCATACGATAAAATCTTTATACCTATGTTTTATTTATATCTCGCCACCTTTAAGATTTGGCGTGCCTGGAGATCCTACATCCTCAGTTCCAGCTGTGTTAATGCTTTCTTTACCACCTTCTGTTTGTGTTTTACCTAGATTTTGTTTTGATGTATTACCACCACCTCCTCCAAGTTCTTGCATTTGTTGTGCAATTAACATCTCTTGTTCAGTTGGTAAAATAAGACCAGCTTCTTTCTCAGCGTTAATGATCTTATCTTGTTCATCAATTTCACTATCAGTTTGACGTAAAACCTTACGACGGATATAATCAATTGAATAGTATTTCCCAATGTAAGGATCAGCAGTTGCCAAAAGTCCAAGTCTTTCTTGCATGAGCTCCGCATCTTTAAGTTCAGCGAAATGATTATCATAAAGATAATCATATTGAATATGATCACTCATTTGATCCCAATCTTGAGGAGTGATTACATTCTTTAAAATTAATTGAGTTCTTAAAATATCATGGAAAAGATTACTAAATCTTTTTCTCATTCTTCCCACAAACTTACTGAATTTAAGTTCATCTCTTAAAACTTCTGATGAACGTCCTAAACTAAAACTACTATTATCAGCCATGCGAGACTCAGGAACTTGTAAAGCTCTTAAAAGTTTTTTCAAGAAATATTCTACGTCTGTAAGTTCACCGAGATTTTGTCCGCCAGGCAAAGTAGTGATCTCAGTTCCACGACCACCTTCTCTTCGAGGAAGCCAGAAATCTTCCATCATTGACATGTATTTTTTATCATCACGAATCTCACCAGTTGTTGCATCATATGTTAACTTATTACGATATCTGGCCATAACTTCACGGAGATATTGTTCTGCTTTTGCCTTTGGTAAATTACCTACGTCAATATAAAATATTCTTCTTTCTGGAGCTCTTGATAATCTGTAGATAACAAGACTATCCTCAATCATTCTTAATTGATTCAGTGCCTTGATTGCCTTATGAATATAAGATAAAACTGTATGTTTATTACGATCTACTAAACCTGATGTGCAATACGCAATCGCATCTTTCGCAATCTTAACTGCATCTTTCTGTTGACCACTAACTGCAACAGATCCATATTGATTTTTTTGATATGAATTAGGTGTGTATATAAAATACTCTGTCAAGCCTGGAAATTCAGCTTGTTGTGGATCTGATTCTATGCCAGGTCTGGCGTTATTTGAATATTGTATTGCATTATCTCCGCCTTTCTTTCTCTGTTCTCTTACATATTTGATTTTAAGAGCATCAATATATCTAAGTTCTTTAATTCCTTCCTCTGGTTTTTCCAGATCTATAACTTTATGATAATAAATTCTACCATCTATATACCAATTACGAAATATTTCGTGTGCTTTCTTATCAAAATCCAACATCTCTTTGATGTATTGGAACTCTCCACGAATAATATCTTTTATTTTTGGCCCTACTTGTAAATTTTCTAGATTAATTTGAACAGGAGAATCGTTTTGATCTGCAACAATTGCTTCACATATAATATCTTCTACAGCAGAATCCACCTCTGGATGAAGTGCCATCTCCCGATATCTACGAACTAAATCATATTCTGTCTTGAATACACCTTCTACATCTAAATATTGACCATAAAACCCAGATGCCAAATAGTAGTCTGCCCCATCCTCATTGTTTTGAGGAACAGGAGAGACTACTGACTTGGACGGTTTCTTATATGAATCGTCAATTGAGAAACCAAATAATTGTGCCATCGTATAATTCTTATACCTTTAAAGGTATTTATATTATATCTCAAATCGAAATATAAATCAACTTCCGTTGATGTTCTTTCCTTCTACAACTTTCCAGAAGAAATAGTTAAATGTTACTTGAAACTCTTCAATCTGATCAGTTGCACCATAATCAAGAGGTATTGCACTTACAGAATTTGGATAAATTCCTTCAAATTTATACTTTCTGATCTGATCCATGTCATCAGTGCCATCACTATTCGTTCCCTTTCCATCTCCAGTCCTTCTTCCTAATTGAGTCACAATTGCATTTGTTTGATAATCAGCTGGACTTACAATACCACCATCAAATTCTAGATCATTAATTGAATTACTCCACTGTTCCATAGCATCTCTGATATTAAATTTATTATCATTGATGATTGTAACTGTCCAAGGATCAAATGTTCTATCTCCAGCAACTGGAAGAACACGACCTCTGAACGGAACTGGAATATTTCCAATATTAGCAGCTGGTATTTCAGCTGCCTTGATCATAAATCTCATGTCGATATCAGTATCATTTGCTTTAGCAACTGATGCTGGCAAAGTGATGTCTACCTCAAAGAAATTAGGTCTTGCACCACCACCTGTAAGTCTATCTCTAAATTTAGTGATAGACCTACTACCAAAGGTAATTTTTTCTAATGCCATTTTCTTTTTTTAACTCCTTTTGTTATTTAGATGGGATTGTTTAAACTCGACCTATGACTTCACTGAAGGAAACTCCAGTTCTTGTCGCAACGAATGTAAGACCGATGAAGTTAATTGAACGAGCTGGTTTAATAAAGATATCAGCTTTAAACTCGTTTGCATCAATAACATCTGGTGTGTTGTTTGATTCATCACAGATAACCACGAAGTCTGAGATACCTCTCTTTGATTGAACTCCGCGTAAGAATGGTTCAACAATATTACGGAAGTTGGATCTTGTGATCTCATCGTTGAACTCAAAGAGTTGAGTTCTTGCAGCAATCTCGATTCTCGCCTCTAGATTCAAGAACAATCGACGTACGTTGATTCTGTCAAATGCAGATGCAATCGCAAGTCCTGTCTTATCACCGAATAATAGGAATCCACCGCCAGGTGAGAAGATCACTGGGTTGATTCTCTTGGTGTATAAAGTATCTCTCTGTACTTTATTTGGATTGTATGCTAACTTAACTGTGTTAAGTATGTTTCCTCTTTGAGGGCCAGCGGGTGAGAACCAAGGGAACTGTTCCTCAGATGTTCTTGCCATTAATCCAGCGATGTCACCGTTTAATGGTAAGAATTGGAATTTGTTATTGAATCTATCAAACTGATACTTGTAACCTGAGTCAAATACTGCGAATGATGATGATGTAATTGGATCAAAGAATTGAACCACATTGTCTGTTTGTGTTTTTGCACTTGTAACGTTTACAACTGTCTCTCTATTTGGAGAGATAACTGCAAGACAATCTTTTCTCTGTTCTGCAATCGCAATTAATTTATTTGATTTTGCTTGTGATTCTGCTTGACTACCTACGATGCCAGGGCCGTTAAGTAAGAAGTTAACTGAAAATTCAGCTTCATTTTCAAAGAGTTCATAACCACCAATGATATTTCCAAGAGAGCAAGAATAACCACCCTCTGTGCTTACACCAGAGTAGTCTTTACCACCTTGTAATTCATAAAGTTTGTTACCAACAAAGTTGAATTGAACACCCTCTGCATCCTGACCCCAAGTATTATCTGTTGATGTTGGAGTAAATGCAGTTTGAATACCAGATGCGATTGATCCGTTTCCTGTTGAAATACCAATAAAGATTTGATCTGATTGCTCTA